AAATTGCCGAATCTAAAATCTAAATAAATAGGAGGAGTTGTTATTGTCCCATCCTCAAGAGTTGTACTGTAAAGTTTAGAGTAGTTATGAAATCTTTGATTCATTCTCTGACGATGACTTTCAATTCCCTCTTCTTCCCAGTCATAGCATACTTTACACGCTTTTGGTTGTTTACCAGCAAGCATCTCAAGCCTAGCAGATCTGATAGGATCAGAATTAAAAGCTTCTAAAGGTGATAAACCTTTACCAAATAGATTACTATCGTGATTTAGCGTAAAACAACATAAGCCGTACTGACCTGAAAGATCGCCATACTGGTGAATCCAAGGAAGTATGCATTTAGTATCTTTATTCGCGGGGAACTGTTCGTCCTGTTGCAGGGAAACCTCCAAAATGTTGTTGATTATTACGAAGGGTGCAAGCTTGAAGAGATTTACCACAAACATCTCCAGCCGCATCAGCAGCTACTTGATTATTTGCAGCAATAGGATTTACATTTGAAGTAAGAGAAGTACCTGGAATAGCTAAACCCCCAGGTCCTGGGTACTGACACTCAGCACCTTTATAAGTCCATTGACAAGTATTTTTGTAGTATTTGCGTTTTGGAGTTACAATCCTAAAGTATTGAAGCCAAGAAACTAAACCAAAAGATGCTACTGAATCATTTAAAGACTCAAGTTGATCAATTTTAAACTTATCTTCAATATAAGATTCTGTATCTGCTTGAGCGTTTACAATATAGATTGGAGTATCAATAGTTACATTAGCATCAAGCTCATTAGAAAGAAATAAAAATCTATTTTCTTCAATAGATTGTATTGTAGCTTCAGTTTGCCCACCTTTTGCTATAACATTATCTCCTACACGATAGGGCATTGAATTGTAAACTTCTACTACATTTGCAGAAATATATTGAACAGTAGAATACTCAGGCCAATAGTCTAAAAAATTAGCAAAAGTGGTTTTAATTTCAACTACTCCACCTAATAGATCACGAGTATCCATCTTTTGTTCTTGCCAAGTGCCTCCTACAGCTAAAGTTTGTTCATAGGTGAAAGAAGCGTTTGATCTACCATAAGTTCCAACAATTGCCTCATCATAGTTCAAACCGTCTTCGTTTGTTGTAGTCCCTGGTACTGTACGAGGATCAATTCCATGTACAAGTTCTCCATTTACAATGGCTTGTACAGAGTTTGATGTATTATTACCAGCTAAAAATGGATCTTCTACAAGTCTAGATACAATGTTATCAAAGTTAAACATTGTTAGAGTTAATTCATTAATCTTACCATCGCTTGACTGATCAATTGCAGTTGAATTTAAAGGAAAAGGAAGATAAGTATCAGTATCAAAAATTACATTATATTGAAGATCTGAAACTAGATCGCCACGAATCTCAGCAAATCGTAAAGGAAAATCATTAGGCCAAGCACGTCCTGCTCCTTGACCTGTTGGATTGCCTTGCGCATTCGGGGGGTACCATTCACCAGGATAATATACTGTATATAAACGTACTACAGGATTTTGAGTAAACGCATTCTTCTCAGCGATAAAAGCGCTTGGAGCTATAGCAGAAACTGTAGCAATAGCAGTAGTAACATTACCACTCATCGTATTAGATTGAAAAGGAATAGAAGAAGAGTTTAACTCACCATTCGAAGTGCCAGTAATTGAGATAGTATTAGAATGAACTACTTCTGTAGAGGAAAACTCTTGTAAAACATTGTTAAGCTTTACTTTAAGTTGATTAGTTGAGGTATTGACATTTGCAATATAACCAACTGTAGCTGTTGTATTACCTACTAAAGCGTTAGTAGACTGAAACCCTGCAGCATTATCAACAGTTAAAATTACATCATAGTTGCGAGCAGTCATTAGTCATAAGTCTCTTGAAGATTAAATGATACAGTATAGAAGTTCTCAGTTAATTGAGAACCTGTAGATAAAACTTGTTGAACTTTAAGCGGTCCTGCAAATCTTGTAGTTATTGTACCAGCTTCATTTATATGTGACAAGTCAAAACTAAAAGCTTCGAATTCTCCACTTCTGGCGTTATAGAAGTTTTCAATAGCTGTTTTTTCTATTCCAGTTATGTTTGTATACTGCAGGCTGTACTGTCGTTTTGAACGACGAGACTTTAAACGACGCTTTTCATAGCCAGCTTGGGAAGTAAAAGTGATTGTATCAAAAGAACGATCTGATGAAAATCCTTTGTCTGGTTTACGATCAGACATTGAAGTAAATCTGTCTAAGGTTTGAACTTGAGAATCAAATATTCTAATAGATAACTGATCATTAGGATCAAGAGTGCCAAGAGGAGCTCCTGATGCCAGAGTTATCGCATTAGAGCTTGTAATAGGAGCTATTGTATCTGTACGATACCTTGCACCATGTACCATGCGTGAAAATGAAATATCGCCTTTAAAATATTCACCTACTGATGCAACATTTGAGTTTGCACCAATTGTTATATTACCGCCAGTAGCCGTCGCAGCTACATACTGAGTGTGAGCTACTTTTACGTTATTGACATAAAGTCTTAAATTATTAGTTGAAGAATCGTAAGATACAGCTACATGATAATTTGAACCACCGTTAGCGTTACCGCCATAAAGTTCAGTGATACCGCCTGCACGGTTTATCACAAAACCCACATTTGAGTTAGCGCCTACTAAACGAAGATTGTAGTTGTTATTTGTATCTCCATGACGAGCAAATAGAGTTTGGTTTGAAGCAAGAGTGGTACCTATATCAGGTCTAGCCCAAGTATCTAAAGTAAATGACCTATCATTAACATTAAAATCATCGCTTGAAGGTATTTGTAAATAGTCATCTGTGCCATCTAAGGAGATAAACTTATCAGCTCCATAAGTTGCATATGCAGCTGATCCACCAACAAAAGTTACGGTATGAGCTGACTCAGACTCATCAGTTAAAGAATCATAAAAATTAGTTAATAGCTTTGTAGCCGAATTATCAGATATATCAATGCCTTCAATTCCAAGTGTTGTTGAAGGATAAGTATAAGCATCTGAAGTTTGTGCAAGACCAGATAAAAACACCATAATCTCACCAGTAGAAGTAACATTTGATTGAGCTGGAAGAGCAAACGAAGTTTGGTCTGCATTAATTAAATATGCATTACTGTTAATAACAGTTGGAACAGTGTTAGAATATTCTGCAACAGCTGTAGTAGTTTCTTGTCGAGTGATCTGAAAACGTGCTGGTATTGAAAGAGTTTTAAGAGTAAGGTTTGCAGCATTTGGAGCTGTGGTAAATGTTACGGTAGCTCCTCCATTTGATGTTGAATAGGTTGTAGTAGCCTGTACAACTCCATCAACTATAGCAAGCACTTCTCCTCTATATCCTACAGTGCCGTTTAAATTAAAAGTAGTTTCGATACCTGTTGAAGAGTAAGTAATCTCAGAAGCAACACCAAATCCTGTAACAGGAGCGGTTGCATCATTAGGATAAGTAGCCATTAAGCAGCTCCTCCTCTTAAGGACTTACGAATCGGACCATTATTGCGGAGGTCACGAGTAACAATATCAATCACGTATTTTTCTCCATCAAACATTGGTTGTGAAGCTTGAGCTTCTTGTGGTGTACCTTCGTTAGTAATGTTTACAACTACATTACCGCCAGAACCTGTTGCATTCATCATTGCCATGTTACCAGCACCCATTGCTTTAACAGCTGACTTCTTCATTACAAACTCACCAGGCTGAAGCAGGGCTGGAACTCTGTCCTGATAGTTTACATTGCCACCGCCAGCAAAGCGTTTTACAAGACCGCCTGCAGCAAACATCCCTGGAGCTGCAGCATAAGCTGAACCAGTAAAAGTAGGATTTAAGATTGAGAGTGCTTCTGCATTAGTTGCGGCACCTGTTGCAAGCATCGCATTAGAATCACCGCCAAACAGTTGACCAAAGTTTAATCCGCCTTGACCTAAGAAGCTAAAAATGCCTCCTCCGCCACCGCTACCGCTTAGAGCACTAAAGATAGAACCAAAGAAGTCCATCACTCCTGTACCAGCTGCTTTAAATCCATCAATGATAGACTCAAAGAATCCTTTTTGTTGCTCAGTAGCTTCAGCTGCTGTGTTAGCTACATCTGCTTGCTTTTGTTGAGTGGTATCAAGAGCTTGAATAGTTTCATCAATTCCGCCTACATTGCTTACT